ATCAGTGACGAGAACGCCTCGTCGAGGTTGTCCATGAGCGGCTCGATGCCGTCGTAGTCGGAGCGGCCAAGATGGCGGCCGACGGGGTCCTTGCGCCAGCGGCGTTGTGGCATCTGGTTGGGGATGTACTCGACCGCCAGTCCGGGGGTGCGGCCCTCGGTTAGTGCGCCTTCCTCGTCAACCCCGCCCACAAGTCCCTTGGTTTCGGGCTGGTCCTCGAGGGGGCGTGCAACACCGAGGTTGTCGGCGGTGCCCTGATAGAGGCCGTGGAAGATCAGGCCGAGCCCGTCGGGGGAAAGCTCGTGGCGTTCAAGGTGGCGCCAGACTTGCGTGCCAGCGTTGTCTCCAGCGATGCGGTGCCAGAATGTCACGGCGACGAGGCGACCCCAGCGGAACTCGGGCAATGCGGCATCAGCGTCTACGGTGGTGAGGAACGACCGCTTGGAGACGGTGGCGTCCCAGGTGACCCGGTGGTAGCGACCTCCGAGTGCAGCGCCAAGTTCGGCCCCTGTTGCGAGCGCGGCGTGGATGGCAGGAAGGGACTCGTCGATGTGGGCCTGTGTAGCGGGGCTCTCAACGCGCACCATTGGCACCTCGGAGTAGAGGAGGTCTGCTGATGCTCGAGCCAGGTCAGCGGCGATGGGCAGGTGCGACTGGTCTGGGCGTTCGGCGGGCTGTGCGGGCTGACGACCCCACCACATGCGCTGAATTACTCCCCTGAGGCCGCCGGGGTGACGGTCGGGGTGCATTATGTCGCGCTGGTAGTTCACATAGACATTGGTGAGGGCCTCGGGCGTGCCCTCGTACCATGCTGACCACTCGTTGAGCGCGGGTGTGATGGTCTTGAGCTGAACTGGGGGCCACGAGAGGCCGTTGCCTGGGAGCGGCATAGGTCGCCCCTTCCTGGGCTAGTCGGTGGTGTCGCCTGGCGCGGAGTCCATGGCGGGTGCGATGGGGATGAGTGGCCGCCAGTCGATGCGGGTGGTGTAGATGCCGTATCGGAGGGCGTCTACTTCGTCGTCGTTGGCTTTGATGGGTGCGGTGTCGCCGCGTGCTGTCGCTTTGTCGTCCCACACGTATCCGGGGATCCGGTCGATGAGGTGCTGACAGGCGTCAGAGATGACGAGTTTTTCGACGGCTAGTAGCGATGCCACGGTCTGAATGCCCGGCAGTACTGACTTGTGGGCGTTGCGAACGCCTGGAACACCGTCGTGGAACAGTTGATTTTTGAATGACAGGGCCGCGGAGTCGACGGGAACCCATTCGGGTTGTCGCCATGCGTCCACCGGGCGTGTTGCTAGCCATGTGCGTAGCGAAGTCGAACGTTGCCCGATGGTGCCTGGCGGTGGTGCCCATTCGTCGAGCACGTACAGTCGCCGCTCCTCCTCTTGACCGGCACGCATGTCTGGGCCGATACCGATGAGGTACCCGCGGGTGGCGTGCTGGTCACCGTAGTCGACTCCGAGCGCTAACACTCGGTCCATGGTGGGTAGGTCGCCTGCGGCCATAACGTGGCGTGCTGGGTCCCACTGTTCGTACACTGCGCCCGCGGCTTGCACCCATTCGCCATCGATGAAACGGCGATACCAGAGCCCGGTGTATTCGCGGCAGATCTGGCGCACGTAGTCGGGGTCAAGGTGTGTGTTGTCACGGAGACGGAACCGGAATATCCGGTAGCCAAGTTCCTCGGCACGGTCGACGACTTGCTTCTTGAGCCAGTGCGCGGGTCCGTCGGGGTTCGTGGTGGCGAATAGTTTCGCGCCGGGGACGGACATGCGGCCGATGAGTTGTGTCCAGAACGCTTCGGCGACGAGGGTTGCTTCGTCAACGTAGGCGCCGGCGACGGTGAGGCCTCGTAGTACGGCTTCGGCGCGGGTGTCGGAGGCGCCGAGGACGTGGATGGTGCGGCCGAGGACTTTAGCGGTGGGGGCGCCAGCGGTGTACTCGACGTGCTTTGCGAGGGGCCCGAACAGTGAGGGGTCTTTGAGGGGGCCGAAGACGTTGCGGGCGATGGATTCGCGTGTGCGGCCAATGACGACGAGTTCGCCGCCACGTGGGGCGGTGGCGACGAATATGAGCCAGCGCAGCAGGCTTGCAATCGTTTTACCTGATCGAATGGACCCGGTCCAGAGGTTGACGCGTGCGTTGGCGAAAGCGATGGACCACACCTGGCGGGGCGACAGCAGGGTCATAAGCACGTTGACCGCGCCAAGGATGGTTGTCATGGGCCCTCGGCTGGCATCGTCGCGGCAGCGTCGGTGATGAGCTTCGCGATGTCGCCGAGCATGGAAACCGCTTCAATGGTGCCCGTGTCGGAGTCGTGGTCGGAGATTTTCAGGGACCGGTCGACTGCGATGCCCGCGGCCTGCATCAACTTGAGTTGATCGGTGGGTGACGGTTCGTTTTGGGTCCAACGGACCTCGAGGTAGTCCTTGCCGCCGTGGTCGATGTACTCGTACGGCTTCCACAGTCGTGCACGCAGTTTCTCGGCGTCCTCGAGGAGCAGGTGCTGTAGTTCGGTGCGGCGTGCTGCGGCGTCGACGCGTCTCGCTTCGTTGGCGGCGGCGGTGGTGGTGCGGTCGGAGGTGATGTCGAGGTGCTTGCGGCGGCGTGCAATGGCGGTACGTGAGGTGCCGAGGCGTGCGGCTTGTTCGGTGATTGACACGGGGGGTGTTTCTGCGGCCCAGGCGGCGAGGAGTGTGTCTTTGTCTGGTGTCCAGGCGATGGGGGGCATGACGGAACCTCCTGGGCTCGTGTCGTGTGCGGCTTGGCCTCCTGGATCGTGTGGGCATGCCGAAGTCCCGCACTTGGCGGGACTGTCATTTGGTGGTTGAGTTGGCGTCTACCTGTTTCAGGGCGCACTCTCTCACCACGAACTATAAGGCTTGTGGATAACTCTCGCAACCATTACGTGTCGGCGTGTTGAAGTACCGCGAGCCATGACGACGGCGGCCAGTACAAAGACCGGCCCTCGTCGTCACGGCAGCGTCTACAGTACGCGGGTGCACCCTCAGGATCATGTTGCCAACCAGGACGCAACCACAGCCTGTGTTCGCAATGCGGGCACACGAGCCCACCCGGTGCCCGCGTCCATCGCTCCGGATCCCCAGGCTCTGCGACATGATCGAGGAACCTGCGCAGCTGTACCGGCCACCGCGTCAAATCCAGCACCGCACCCGCAACGTACTGATGCTCAACATGACCTGCACGCACAGCAGCAGCAACGAGCGTCGGGAGGCGCACGATCGCGGCCCACGTGTTCGTGTCAGAGCGGCCCCGGTAGCGGACGGCCGAGAACAGCAACAGACACAAATTGAGTTCGTGATCTCGTGCCGCCTCACCAATCGTCGTCACAAGGTTGCCTGCTGGTGTGTTCCACGGTGCAGGGAACACGGCACGCTTCGACGGTTTGCCGCCATGATCCGCCAATTGGGTGCCGACGACCGTCACGAGCTCCTCGACTTCTGGCAGCAGTGCGATCGTCTCAAACGCATGCCGCCCAAGATCAGACCCCTGCGTACGCGCATCAGCCTGGAATGTTCCGCGGTCGTTCACTTGGTTTCCTCGGGTCGGGTGCCGCTGAGGATGGCTGCGAAGTCGCGGAGGGTCAGGGTGACGAACTGGTCGCCTGGTGCTCCGTGTCCGGTGCGTTTGTGAATGATGATCCCAGCGAGGGCGTCATCGTTGCCGCGTTCGGTTTCGGTTTCTCGGATCCATGGTCCGAGCGAAGGCCGTGCGGTGTCTTTGCATTCTGCGACGATGCGTTGGCCATGGATTCTGATGCCGGCGATGTCGCCGCGGTCCTGATTCCCCCGTTTCACTCGTCTGTCGATGCGGTCGTCGTCGAGTTGGTCTTTGAGGTAGTCGGCGATTTGGCGTTCGAAGCGTGTGCCAGCTTGGCGTGCGCTGCGGTTGGTGCGTGGCATCAGTAAGGGATCCTTTCGGTGTCGTGCTCGGGGGTGTGGGTGCGGGTGGGGAGTGGTGCATGGGATAGCGGTGGT